GAAAGAGAATGTCATGAGTATTTGTGGGTCTGAACAACCCTCTCAAGTCCCTGAGCCGGGGACCTCTGGAAAGCCAATGGCCGGTCTTTTAGACGCTTTTGTTGAGCAGACTGTTGATGTTATTATCCCAGACATCAAAATACCCACTTTTAAGCGTTTATTTTTCAAAACAATTTATAATTCTCATTATTATACGGTAGCTTTATGGAAAAAGTGTGGTTTTTCTGACAAAACATTGAAATTTGATTCCGGTATGTTTACGGAATTTAAAGACACAAAATCCGTCAATCCCACGGATTTGAAAGAATCTGATTATCCATTCATTAATAATATAGCTCATTTCCTAGCAGTTACTTTAGGGTTTTTACCGACTATTTTATTGTGGAGTTTTCCACATCCTTTTATTTGGTTGGTGGCTGTTTCACCCACATCTTTGTGGGCTCCTATATGGTACACCTACCAAGGGTTGAAATGGACCTTTACCTTTAATAATTGTTACAATACTATTAGATGGTTTACTATGAGAGTAACCAAGATTGCTAAAGTTGTGGTAGCAAAAAAAATGAAGACTAAAATAGAGGAGAAAACCACTTGGTATGATTATGCTGTGGTTTTATTGACCGTGGCTACTCTTGTTTATGCTGTTTATAAATGGCTTAACAAAAAGAAGTCTGAATCAGCTCGGGCAGCTAAGGATGTTTATAATGTTTTGGTTATGATTATTGCTGGTCTTCTTGCTGTGACTGGAAACATTTCATCGCTTTCATTAGTAGCGAGAGATATTAAAGGTTGGTGGTCAGCTGCTGATGCTACTGTTAAAGGTTTTGCTTTCCTTAGAGAATCTTTGGATGGTGATAAGACTGCAGTGGAAGATTTTGTAACTGAGATTGCCACTACCACGATTTTGGAAGTTTGTAAAGCTTCTGGGTGTCAAAATTTTAGAAAAGATACTCATCGTTTTTGTCCTGAACATACACCCGGTGATGTAAAGGAAATTAAGCAACCTCAAAGCTTTTCTTCGTTTGTAGCAACTTTCATGGCTGGTAAAATGGATGATGTGTCATATTTTAATTTTCAAGTTGCAAATAATATTATTAAAGTACACACTCCTTATAAAAACGCTGGTAAAACTCTTGGCTGTCCATATTGTAAATTGACAGACATAGATTCAGCTAGTTTGTTGCGGGCGCATATTCAAGTAAAGCACAGATATCGTAAGGTGCACAAAGGTGAGCAACCAATGGAGCCTTGTAGTGATTGGAAGACAGTTCGTTGTGCTATAAATTTGTCTGACCTTGATGAAGATCATTGGGAGATTATTATGGCCTGTTGGGCTTTGGATGATGGTTTTAATATTTTTACGACAACATTACCGTCTAAGTACAATTCCGAAGCTCCGCCCGCACTTTTTAAAAAATATAATCCAAAAATGTGTGAATTTATTGAAGATAAATTAGAGGCAACTCCTTGTTTTATAGTTACAGAGAAGCATGTTTATTGGATGCAACATTTTGAGAAGAATGTACGTCGTTACTCTGTAGGGTTGGCAGCTTTTATTTTGCTTATTGTGGCTTTTTATATTAAGAAAAAGTTTCTTAAGCCTGAATCTTATGAGGGTCCTGGAGATCCTGGAATGAATGAAGATGATGATAGGTATCAGGATCAATATGCCGCTGCTGATGATGACACTAATATATATGCATATCGTGCTCCTTTTAAAACAAGATTGCAGCGGAGTTCAGATTATCAATATCAGGATCAAACTTATGCAGATTTTGATGACGATGCCGGTCTGGAAGCAGTTATGAAAGTTAAACCTCTTAGTCCCGGTTTGTTGCGCAGTTACACTTATGCAGCGCCTGACAATGAAAGTTCTCTAAAAGTTTGTCCACATATGTCTTACTGGGGAAGGTGTAACTCTATTGATTGTAAGTATAATCATACTAGAGTTGCTAAACAGAGGGAAATGTATGATTATTTACTGAAACATCGTGCATTATGTCAGTATGGTTATGCTTGTAAGCTTAAAAAGACGTGCCCTTTTATGCATATTCGACCGAAAGCCGAATTGTTAACTCAGTTAACCCCAAAGAAATCTGAATGTGCTTACCACAATCCCGTATGTAAATTTTTTGGTTGGTGGAATGGGACCCCAAAAGAGCAATTGGAGATAGATACTAAACCTACTTCCGAAAAGAAAAAGAGAAAAACTTTGGATGCCAAAATTTCAGAATGGTCTTTATTAGATTATTTTAAAAGTAAGTGTAATTATTGTGGTAAACGTATTGGTGCAATTTGCCACTTTTGTAAAACTTTTCGTCCATCAATCGCTCGTATCGCTACCATGGACGTTTGTCCAATTCGATTAAAGAAAATTAAAAAGAAATTCTCTTGGACCACTGATTCTTTACCTGCATGGGTTAAAGACTCGCAGAAAAATCCCACTCTAGATGACATTTCCGAGTGTGGTAAGTGCCAGGATAAAACTGTCCAAGTTGACTATACTCAAAAGAAACCTGAGGAGGATAAAAGTAGTGAAGTGCATACCGGTAGAAACCCCATAAAAATTCCTTTATTTGATGATTTAAAAGGGGCCGTTTTTCCCACTTTTTTTGATGAGAAGTGCCAAATGTGGTGTGGACACGCAACCTTGGCCGGTGGTAAGCTTTATACCATAACACATGATGTTAATCCTCTTTCTGATGTTCAGTATATTTATGTTAAAGATGGTCTTATTGCCAAACCTGAAGGTATAAAATGGTGGAATTGGCGAAATTGGACAACTAAAGCTGATGTAAGTCGCACCACTAATCTTAAAACAACTTTTGAGTCACAAGCTGGAAAAGTCGAACTAAAAGGCATTATTGTTGAACTTAAAGCTAATCATTCAACCCTTGGAGCTAAAGTGGTTTCTCGTTGTAAAGCTGGTGCTCTATTGGAATATAAAATTCCTGCGGCTATGAAATTGTGTAAACAATTAAATGCTTTCAGTTCGATCAAAGCCGGAAGCTCAGCCAACATCTTAAGTGTCCATCCGTCGTTGTCTGTTTCTCAGGGGTTTTTAACAGACGTTACTGACTTATATGGCACACCTTCTTCAAATGAAGGTACTTGTGGATCACCATGGCTTACTGATGACGGTGCTTTGTTGGGTATACATTGCTGGGGTAATTCCCGTAAAAACGTCAATGGTTTTCTCCGCCCAGGGTTTTGGTCGGATGGTTATACTGGAATAACCATCCCAAACCAGAATCTTTGAGCTACCGCAGTGGCGGGGAGTGGTTTTACGAATTTCCACAGCAATTTATTGAAAAAATTCGTTATAGTACGAACAATCCGTCGGCGTACTATATAGATAATTTCTCACATTTAGTGGGAGAAGACGGTTTAGCCCTTATGCCTTATGTCTGTTCTTTAAATACTTATATACCTAAAGATAGTTTTTCTGCTCAAAATATAGATCCATCGATAATGCATTTTCTTATGGATAGACATCCCGAGTTTTTAGATGATGGGAATTTCAAATCTGATTATGCCATGACTTCAAATTATTCCTTCGCTGAATACAAAGCACTTTCTAGATATGCTATCCAACCCAAGTTTCAGATCAATGATCGAGCTTGGAATCAGGCCATAGACATGATGTCGACTTGTTATGTTGATATGGCAAATTCTTCAGTTATTGATCTTGATGTAGCAATTCAGCTTGTAGATAAAACCACCTCTACTGGTTGGCCTTGGTGTGTTTTACACCAAACTAAAGGATCTCTCTTTAAGGACCATGCCTTTTTAGCATATTATTTTAAATTTGAAAAGAAAATGATGTCTGGTGAGCCCGTTGTTTGCATTTGGAAAGATTTTATTAAAAAAGAAATACGTAAATTATCTAAAATTTTGGCTCATGATCCGCGTTCGGTTCTTAGTGGACCGTCTGAACTATTGTTATATGCCAATAGACTTTTCGCTCATCAAAATGAAAAGTTGTGTATTTTAGGTGCTAGCGGCAAAGTTCCTATTTGGATAGGCGCTACCAAATATTATGGTGGTTGGCATGATCTTTCTTTACGT